TGATTAACTTCACCAAACACCAGAGTCCACATATAAAAGAAAAGGAAAGCACCATACCTGCACCGGACTAGCACCATGCAAGCACCAGACAAGTATGGAACAAGAATCCCTGATACCTGATTACTGATACCGGATACCTGATATACTGAATCCCTATTACTGATTATTGAAAGATGAAAGAGGAATCCCCTACACTGATTTCTTATTTCTCTTTGCCACTTTCTCTTTCTTCTTTGAGATGTTTTTTTAGCACGGTTGATTTTTTATTATTGGAGGTGGTGAGAGTGGCCAAATTAAAAAATGATCGACAAGAAAGGTTCTGCCAGGAATATATTATTGACCTGAAAGGCACTCAAGCTGCTATTCGCGCTGGCTATTCTCCGAAAACAGCCAATGAACAAGCAAGTAGGTTGTTAGCAAATGTTAATGTTCAGGCCAGGTATCAAGAGCTTATAGAGAAACGCTCTGAACGTACCGAGATAAAGGCCGACGATGTACTTCGATACTGGCATGATATAGCCACAGCAGACCCAAACGAGATCATCCACTTGAGGCGTGTCTGCTGCCGGCATTGCTACGGCATTGACCACCAATACCAGTGGATTAGCGAAGAAGAGTACCAGAAGGCCGTCGAAATGGCAAAAAGCGCGGCCAAAGAAGAGGAAAAACCGGCCAAAATCCCCTCCGATGCCGGAGGCTACGGCTTTAATCCGTTGTTTGGGCCCCATGCTCAATGCCCGTATTGCTGGGGCGAAGGACACATGGAGGTGCATGCGGAAGATACCAGGTTCTTGAGCCCAAAAGCAAAGCGACTCTATGCAGGAGTAAAACAGACCCGGGATGGGTTCGAGGTCAAAATGCGAGACCAAGACAAGGCTATGGAGAACGTGGCCAGGCACCTGGGGATGTTTGTGGAGAGAAAAGAGGTTACCGGGGCGGGCGGGGGACCGATACAGATAGAATCCCCTGAGCAGCGCCAGAAACGGATTGAAGCCCTGCTGAAAAAGCGAGATGAAGCCACGTGAGCCTAACCATCGCAGAAGAGAGAGAATTGCAACTGCTGCTGGAGGACGAGGCACGGGACAAATGCAAGGCTTCCTGTGAACATTTCGTCACCCAGTATGTCCGTATAGAGGACAGGGACGAAGCTACAGCAGAATCTAACGAGGATAGAGATGACGGCATAGCCGTCCCTTTTAGTTTGTGGCCGGGACAATTAGTAGTGCTGGGATCATTCCTTATAGAGCGGCTTATTATCCTGCTCAAAGCCCGTCAGTTAGGTTTGTCTTGGTTAGCCCTGGCTTATGCAGCATGGCGAATAGTCCATTTCCCTGGCTATCAAGTGGTAGCGCTATCCAAAAGAGAGGATGACGCCAAAGAGCTGATCCGGCGCATAAAATTCATCCTCAAATACTTGCCGGGCTTCATTATCCAGGAGAAAAAATACGCTTCCCCATCGTGGAGAGGTCCAACCTGGGAAGCTACCGCGCTGAATGTCACGATCTACCATCCGGGAGCAGAGCCTTGTGTGTTCAATAGCATGTCAAGCGGCCCAGATTCAGGACGTTCATTCACTGCCAATCTGGTTATCCTGGACGAATGGGCGTTTCAGCAGTGGGCGGAAGAGATATGGAGCGCAGCATACCCGACCATCAATAGACCTGGCGGCGGGCAGGTGATAGGTATTAGCACGGCCAAGCGGCTGACGCTTTTCGAAGAGATATGGAAGGCAGCAGTAGCCGGAAAAAATAGATTCAAGGCAATATTTCTCAGCTGGCGAACAGATCCACGCCGGACAGAAGAATGGTACGAGGAAACAAAGCAGAATCTACCACACTCATACCTTCAAGAATACCCCGCCACAGCAGAAGAGGCGTTCAGTGCGGGAGAAGGTACAGCCTTCCCAGAGTTCAGCAAGGACATTCACGTTTGTGAGCCCTTCCCCATACCGGCACATTGGCGACGGTGGAAGTGTCTGGACAACGGGTATGATGACCCATTTTACTGGGGCTGGTTGACAGTTTCCGAGACTGGTACAGTCTATCTGTATAGAGAGTACACCCGAGACAGAGAGGAACCAAAACTGGCATACAGCGATCAGGCCAGGAAAGCCAAAGAACTGAACACCTACTCAGACATAGAAGAAGGTGACGTGGTTGAGCGGCAGGAGAAATGTGACTTTATTGTCGCCGGTCTTGACGCCTGGGCCACACATCACCGCGACCAAACCGGGAAATGCCTGATTGACTACTACATGGATGGCGGAGTTACCGGATTTATTCCAGCCATTACAGACAGGAAGCTTAGAAAAGCGGTCTGGCATGAATATCTTAAGCCTTATCTGGACGCGAACGCCGGCAAAATGACGGCCAAGTTTCAAATATTCAACACTTGCACTTCTATTATTGAGACCTTGCCGCAGCTCCCAAAGGATGAAAAGGACCCAGAGAAGGTTGCAGACTGCGCAATAGATCACGGATACGATTCAGTCGGATATGGATTGATAGCCTACCAAGTTGAGAAGTCCAAGGGCCTACCCGAGACAAAGACGCCCGTCCAGGAACTAAAAGACAAGCTGGCAAAGGCCAGCAAACGGAACAGAAGGAGATTGACGTAGGAGCGAGGCTTCCACCCGAACAGGTGGCCCTTTCAAATTAGGGAGGTAATATAGATGCAAATATGCCTGTCGTGGAACCAATACATGGATGATTTTGTATTACCGGCCATAAACCATGTCTATTGCACATATGAAAAGTATGGATTATTTGCGAAACGGAGGAATTTATAAATGCCCGAAAAACAACAGATCATACCAGTCCATGTAGCCGCCAGCTGCGAGACCTATAACTGCTTAAAAAAAGCAAACTGGGCCATAGGCAGACCGGATGGGCCGCGCCAGCTATGGCACTACCATTGCGACCAGTGTATGCGGGATATAGTCGCGAATATCCCAACTGAACTGATACCGGTGCAGCCAGAGCAGGATGATATGAGCATCGTAAACGGCTACATTGCTCTTGCGTTGGACTACGCAGTTAAGGTAGCCGAGGCGCTACCAGATGGAGATATCAAGACCCGGTTGATTGATGAGATAAATGCTATTCTTGATGCCGTGGAAGAGGCAAAGGATCCACCTGAGGTCCCGGAGCAGGTAGGTAAGACTTACGCCTGTGATTATTGCGGAGAATCATTTGCCTCACCGCAGGGTAAAGCTTCTCACACGCGTTATTGCAAGGCTAAGAAGGAGGCAGCCCTATGAGTATAAAAGGCTCAGCGCTTCAAGAGGTACTAGGCCAAGTCGAGAAAAAGCCCAAGGTGCATAAAATACCGGCTAAGAAAGAATCAAAGGGTAACATCGAACCTAGCAGCTTTTACTACCCTCCTACCCTATATCTTAGTGAGAAGGACTTCCCGGGTGTAGAGAACTACCAGGTAGGGCAGAAGGTACAGCTCGCTATCACGGTCGAGGTGACAAGTTTAAGTATGCGCGAGGAAAGCAAGGGAAAGCGCTTTAATTGTGATATGAAGCTTACCGAGATCAGCGACATCACACCCCGAAAGGGGGCTTAAACGTGGTTAGCGCGTGGTGGATAGCCATACTTGCTATCCTTGATTTTATCTCCAACGAGGTTCGGGAGCGTAGGTGGCGGCAAGAGCGCAAAGACCTTTACAGCCGGATTATGGCCGGCAGTTTGACTGATTTCCGGGAAGATATAGCGGAAAAGCCGCCCCCGACAGGCAGAAACATTTTTAAGGCGAAGGTAGGTGATGATTAGTGTCTGTGTTGCAAACAGTCTATGAAATACTGCGAGGTAGGAAGCCCGAACAAGGCAACCCCCCGTTTGACCCTTCGCAGGTACCAGGGGGAGACCAGCAGCAGAAGAAGGTCGTAGACGAGGGTGAACTCATATCCTTTGTCGAGAACGAGTTCCAGCGCAGGAAGAAGGAACGTTTACCCTTCGAGAATCTATGGAAGTTAATTGTCAACTTCCTGGAGAGCAACCAATATATCGACATTAATCCAGTGTCGCAAGCCTTAGAGGAAATACCAAAGGTATTCGAATGGCAGGAGCGCGAAGTCTTTAACTTGATGGCGCCTAACATCGAGACCAGGCTTTCCCGGTTAAGCCGTATGCGGCCTATCTTAAAAGTCAGGCCTGGCAGCAACGACCCCGACGATGTGAGAGCAACCAAAATAGGCGATCACCTGTTGAAGAATACCTACTATGACAAGAAAATGCTGTCCAAACAGTCAGACGTGAATACCTGGCTGGAGACCAATGGCACTTGTCTAATGAAGCACACATGGAACCCACAGCTAGGAAAGTTTGTGGGCTACGATGATACAGTCGTCGAGGGCAACCCGCAAGAGGTCCATGAGGGTGACATAGACACGATTGTATGTCCGGCCGCTGAGATATTTCCTGATTCTTGTTATCATCAGGAGATCGAGG